ATATATAAAATAAAATATAATAATAAATTAAACTAAAAAATTATGGCAACTAATAGTAAAATTTTTGTTTCACCAGGTGTCTATACTTCTGAAGTAGATTTGAGTTTTGTAGCACAAAGTGTTGGTGTTACTACTCTTGGGATTGCTGGAGAAACCCTGAAAGGACCGGCTTTCGAACCTATTTTTATTAGAAACTACGAAGAATTCCAATCTTACTTTGGGGGAACATCTCCAGAAAAATTCGTTAACACCCAAATACCTAAATATGAAGCAGCATATATTGCTAAATCTTATTTACAACAATCAAATCAACTTTTTGTCTCAAGAATATTAGGTCTATCAGGATACGACGCTGGTCCTTCTTGGTCTATTACAACTAGTGCGAACGTTGACCCAACAACAATTAACCCATATTGTTTAAGTGCGGTTACTCCATCTGGAAGTTGTGAACCAGTTTGTATTTTACCTAAAACAATTCCTTTCACTGTAGAATTTACAGGATGTACTAATGGTGTTTCATCTGTAATTTTTGAATCTTTTCCTGATGAAATAGAAGTATTATTAAACGAACAATATGAACAATTTAATGGTAATACATCTACATTACTTAGTGATTTACAGTTTTTTGCGTATCAAAGAATATTAAATCCGGCAACTGAAGAAACATCTATAGCATATTTTGGTAGTATCGATGGAGATGATTATGACATACTCTCAAGTGGATATACTGCATCGACAAATGTTTTTAATGTTCCGTCACCATCAGCAAGTTTGACTGACTTCACATCACCATTTAATGATACATGGTATTATGCTTTGTTTGAAAATATCGGTAATGCGGAATATTCAGGGTTCTCATTTTGGTCAGTAGTTAGTGGTTTAACTAATATAAACCCAATAACAACATCTACAACTACACCAGCACCAACACCCGAACCAACACCAAATCCTTGTATCACCCCAACTCCTGTTGTTCCCACAACTACAACAACTACAACTGTGGTGGATTGTTTTTCGGGTACAATGATAGGTATGATATATGTTTATTCGGGTATGGCGTATACAAATTATGATGATTTGGTTGTTGCGACATTGAGATCTAGAGGTATATCTACATACAGTGATGAAAATAATCCAAGATATGAAATTACTGGTATAACTGACGTAACTATGGATTGTACAGGTCAATATGAAAGTGTACTTAAAAACCCGTTTGCTAAATTTGCTATAAACGCAACAAACTATTTAGGTAACAACTTCACGTTTGTTACATCTTTCTCTACAAGTGATTCAGAATATATATCAAAAGTTTTCGGTGGAAACAACTTTGGAAAACCTAGAAATGTCGTACCACTTTTTGTTGAGGAAAGATTCCAAACAATGTTGAGATGGGCATACAACAAAGGATATATTAGAGGTTTAAAATGTGATTTAATCTCTTTACCTGAAGCACAAAGTGAAGACCCAACATCAATTGGTTGGTATTTAGAAAGATATCAATCACCTGAAAGTCCTTGGGTAGTATCAGAAGTAAGAGGTTCTAAAGTTTATAACCTTTTCAAATTTTACACTATATCTGACGGTAACAGTGCAAACACAGAAGTTAAAATTTCTATTTCAGATATATCTTTCGCAAACGAAACATTTACCGTGTTAGTGAGAGATTACTATGATACAGACTCAAACCCTGTTGTTTTAGAAAAGTACACTAACTGTTCAATGAATCCGCAAGAAAATAATTTTATTGCTAAAAAGGTAGGTACATTAGATGGAGAGTTTGAACTCAAATCTAGATATATTATGGTAGAAATGAACGAGGATGCACCAATAGATGCTTTACCTTGTGGTTTCGAAGGTTATAACTTTAGAGAGTATAGCGGAGGAAAATCACCGTTCCCAATTTTCAAAACTAAGTATGATTTTCCAGGAGAATTAGTATTCAATCCTCCGTTTGGAACTCCTTCAGGAACTGATGATGCGGGATTATCTTCTGGTGATAACATAAGAAAAACATTCTTAGGTTTCTCAACAAGTGCTGATTATGGTTACGACCCAAGTTTCTTCGAATATGTGGGTAAAAGAAATCCATCAAACATTTGTTTTGCAACTGAATCGTCACCTTGGTTATATAGAACAAGAGGATTCCACATGGATAAAAATGCAAGTGGTATAACAATTTCTAACGGTTTCTCAACAAGTGGTGAACCAAGATTTTACGTTGGTAGTGCGGACTTTAGTTCTGAACCTGTTGTTGATACAAACCCATATTACAGATTATTTGCACGTAAATTTACCTTGTTAGTACAAGGAGGTTTTGATGGATGGGATATATACCGTGAAAGAAGAACAAATGAAGATAAATATGTTTTAGGTAGAACAGGTTATTTAAACGGAGCTTGTGCAACTACAAGATATCCAAACGCAGTTGGTTGGGGAGCGTTTAAACAAATCTCTGTTGGTGACGGTACAACTGATTATGCAAATACTGACTACTACGCATATCTATTAGGTATCAGAACATTCTCTAATCCTGAAGCGGTTAATATAAATTTATTTGTAACTCCAGGTATTGACTATGTTAACAATAGTAATTTGGTTGAGTCTACAATAGAAATGATTGAGACAGAAAGAGCGGATTCATTGTATATAACAACAACTCCAGATTATAACCTTTTACTTCCTACAACAACAGGAGCTGACGGTCTTATTTACCCACAAGAAGCAGTTGACAATTTAGAAGAGACTGGAATTGATTCCAATTATACCGCAACTTACTATCCTTGGGTTCTTACAAGAGACAGTGTTAATAACACTCAAATCTATATACCACCAACGGCAGAAGTTACAAGAAACTTAGCGTTGACCGATAATATAGCATTCCCTTGGTTCGCAGCGGCGGGTTACACTCGTGGTATTGTTAATTCAATTAAAGCACGTAAAAAGTTAACACAAGAAGATAGAGATGTTCTATATTTAGGAAGAATTAACCCAATTGCAACTTTCTCAGATGTTGGTACTGTAATTTGGGGTAACAAAACCCTACAAGTTAGAGAGTCTGCACTTGATAGAATTAACGTAAGAAGATTGTTATTACAAGCACGTAAATTAATTTCAGCGGTTTCAGTAAGGTTGTTGTTTGACCAAAACGATGAAAAAGTAAGACAAGATTTCTTAAATGCGGTTAATCCAATTCTTGACGGTATAAGAAGAGACAGAGGTCTTTACGATTTCCGAGTTACAGTTTCTAACGACACTGCTGATTTAGATAGAAATCAAATGACTGGTAAAATTTATATCAAACCAACACGTTCACTTGAATTTATTGATATAACATTCTACATAACACCAACAGGAGCATCTTTCGAAGATGTTTAAATAAAATAAAAACAAAGAAAGAGGGGAACATAAATTCCCCTTTTTTTATTTTGTTAATATTTATATTATATGTTTAATTACAAAAAAATAGTAAAACGTATTATTTCAGAGGTCACTCAAGAAAATATGTTAAAATATGGTCTTAAGTATTATGCTTTTGATTGGGATGATAATTTAATGGAAATGCCGACCCTTATTTATTTAAAAGACGAAGATGGTGACGTTATTGGTATGTCCACTGAAGATTTTGCTGAATACAGAACTTTAGTAGGTCAAGAACCGTTCAATTATAAAGGTCATATGATAGTAGGTTTTGATAAAGACCCATATAGAGATTTTGGAGTTTCAGGTGACAGGAAATTTTTAGAAGATATTAAATACGCACCAATCGCATCACAAGATGTGTGGAATGACTTTAAAGAGGCTATCAACTATGGAAGTGTGTTTGCGATTATTACAGCAAGAGGACATACACCATCAGTTCTAAAAAGAGCTGTCAAATATCTTATAGAAAACAATATGCATGGAATTGAGAAATCTCAGTTAATAAAAAATTTAAAAGAATATAGAAGAAGAGCTGGGTTAAAACAAGTAGAAAATGAGAATTGGTTAATTAACGATTATTTAGAGAGATGTCAATTCTCACCTGTTTCATACAGAGCAGGTTCTGCTGCAAATCCAGAGGAAGCGAAAATACGAGAAATAAAAAGATTTATGACAAATCAGAGAAGGTCATCAAAAAAATTTCAGAAATCCTATTTTATTAACCACGTTAGTTCGGGAGATGATTCTGTGGGAGGTAACCTATTTAAATTTGTTGAACCAAAATTTGGTTTTTCAGATGACGACGAAAGAAATGTCCATTCAATGAAAAATAAATTAAGTGATAAAGAAAAAGAAAACTTAAATATTTATTTAACAAAAGGAGGAGAAAAAAATATTTATGAAAACTGGTCTAGTAGAAGATTAGTTCAAAATAAAAGGAAGTAAATAGAAAAAATTTTTTAACTAATATTTATAATAAAATAAACTAAGAAAAAAAAATAATACAACATGGCTGATCTTTTAATGAAAATGCCCATACCTTACGAACCAAAAAGACAGAATAGGTTCTTAATGAGATTCCCAACCGATTTGGGTATCAATGAGTGGGTAGTACAAACAGCATCGAGACCTAAAATTACAATAGGTTCACAAGCAATTAAATTCTTAAATACAGAAACATATGTTGCTGGTTCGTTCACATGGGGTGAAATTGCAGTGAAACTATTAGACCCAATCGGTCCTTCAACCACCCAAGCGGTTATGGAATGGGTTAGATTGGTTGCAGAATCTGTTACAGGACGTATGGGTTATGCTGCAGGTTATAAAAGAAATGTAGATTTAGAAATGTTAGATCCTACGGGTGTTGTTATCGAAAAATGGTTATTGGTTAACGCATTTCCATTAGGATATGATGGTGGTTCTCTTGGTTACACAGGAGACGGTTTGAGTGAAGTTAACTTCACTCTGAAAATGGATAGAGCAATTTTGGTTTACTAAAAATAATATAACATTAAAATTAACCCATATACATATTGTGTATGGGTTTTTTATTTACATAAAAATACATGAAATTATATTTTTAACAAAAAGATTATGGAAGATGAAATAAAATATGGTCAAATGAATTTTACAATACCACATGATGTTATTGAATTACCATCAAAAGGTATTTTTTATAAATCAAAAAAATCAAGTGTCAAAGTAGGTTTTTTAAATGCAAGTGACGAAGACGCTCTTTCATCAGGTTTGAAAAATAACAACTTATTAGTAACTTTGTTAAGAAATAAAGTATATGAACCTGAATTGAAACCTGAAGAAATGTTAGATGGAGATATTGAAGCAATATTAATATTTCTTAGAAACACATCATTCGGACCTGAATATACTGTTAAATTAACAGATCCATTAACAGGAAAACTTTTTGACCACACATTTAGTTTGGAAGAATTAAGTTTCAAAAATCCAAAAGTAAATCCTGACAATGAAGGACTATTTGAAACAACATTACCAAAAAGTAATGCTAAAGTCAAACTTAAACTTTTGACGTTAGGTGAAAAACAAAAAATAACCAAAATGGAATCTACATATTTGAAAGGTCGAGTAACACCAACAACAGTTTGGACATTACAAGAACAGATTGTAGAACTTAATGGTAGTAGAGATAAATCTTCGATAATTGATTTTATACAAAATATGCCAATTATGGATTCAAAATATATAAAAAGATTTATATCGGAAAATGAACCTGGAGTAGATTTAAGACTCAACGCAATAGCCCCGTCAGGAGAAAACGTATCGACTATGATATCGTTTGGGGTTGACTTTTTTCGGCCTTTCTTCGACGTATAAAAAATATCTTTTAGATCAATATATTTTTCTTTCTAAATTTCTTCATGTCTCATACAGAGATTTTTTGATAATCCCAACCTACCAAAGGAATTATATGGTAGAGAAAGTTATTGAGATGAATAGAAGAAATTAAAATTACCGTATTTATTTATAAAAGAATATTATGATGTTTTTCGTAACAGGTGAAACCCAATTTGGGTTAGGTGGAGTTACTGACGCTTTAAAGTCAAACTTGACGGGTATACAACTCATGGTTGAAAATATCGACGAGCAGTTTGGAAAAATGGCCAATACTATTGGGTTTGGTCGAGAACAGGCATTTCTTTTAAAACAAACCCTTACAGAAGGTTTAACTGAAGTAACAAGATTAGGTGGTAATTTAGAAAAAATTGTTGCACAACAAACCGCATTATTTGAAACGTTTGGAACACAAATTATTCTCAACAAGAATGCAACAGATGAATTGTTTGCAACAACTCAAGCCACTGGTATTGAAACTAAAACACTATTCGAAGGTTATGTAAACTTGGGAAAATCAATATACTCCGCAAACGAAGAAATGGCAACTATAATGGAGAGTGCCGATTTGATAGGAGTAAACGCTCAAACTGTTACCAAACTTGTAGGTGCAAATTTGAAAGAGTTATCAAGATTCAACTTTAAAGACGGAGTTATTGGGTTGGCCGATATGGCAGCAAAATCCTCAATGTTAAGAGGGGATATGACGGCAGCTCTTGAAACCGCTAAATCTTTGTATCAACCTGAACAGGCTCAAGAGTTTGTTAATAAGTTATCTAGATTAGGTATTGTACAGTCAGAATTGATGGATGTTGAACGAGTTAGATTTTTATCAAGAAATGACCCTGAAAAATTACAAGAAGAAATTGCTAAAATTGCTTCAACCTTTGTCGATGAAACAGGTAAAATGAGTGCGGTTGGAATGGATTTCATGGACGAACTTGCCAAAGGAACAAGCTTCAATGCTAACCAACTGTCAGAAATGGGGATTGCTTTCAAAGAAATGCAAGACAAACAAAAAATTATTAATGAAACTGGATTGAAAGGTTTGATTCCTGACGAGAAGGAAATGCAAAAATTGGAAAACATTTTAATTAAAGGTAAAGATGGAAGATTTGAAGTAACATATAAAGAAGATGGTCAACAAGTGACAAAGGCAATTCAAGATATGTCACAAACCGAACAACAAAAATTAGCCGATTTTTTAAAAACACAAAATGACCAAATAGAAAAAACGTTTGAAGCAAAACCAGGAGAAGACAAAGACCTGAAAGGACTCATAGAACAACAAATGGGAATAAGTGAAAAAGTTGCCAATTCACTCGCAGCCCTATCAACTGTAATCCCAAGTCAAATAGCTGGTTCTGAAAGAGGTGAAAAAATAATAGAAACAATGGCTAATACCCAAGACAAAATAGCAACAACAGCATTAGAATCTTTAGATAAATTGACAGACGATGCGGGAAAAATGATTGAATTAAAACTGAGTTATTTAGATAAAGTTGGAAAAAATATTGAAGATAAAATGCCAACTATAATCTCTGGTGTTGAAGAATATGGAGATAAAATTATTACAGAAATGCAAAATTTAATAGATACTTTAGATACAAATTTAAATAGTTTAATTACAAAATTAGGAGATTTTACTGGTAGTATTAAAAAATTCTTTGGGGTTGCGGATGACTTTGTTAGTTTTCCTGGTGATAATAGAATGTTGTTAGGTGAAGAAGGGGCAATTAGAATTAATCCTAAAGATACTATAATTGGTTCTACAGAATTTCCACAAACAAAAGATGATTTTGATAAATTTATGGAAGGAATGAAATCACCTCAAAATCCTTATGTATCTGCACCAGTAGAAACAATAAGTCCGATAAATTTAGAAACTTTAAAATCGATGGGTTTAAAAAATGAGGAATTAACATCAATAATGATGCAGCCAAACCCAATAAACACAACCCCAAGTGAAATAAAAACCTCAACAGATATAAATCATAAATTAGATATAATGGTAGATTTGAAAAATGTACCAACAGGTACTGATAAAGAAATGTTAAAATCTACAATAGAATCAGTGGTGTTAAAAGACGAATTTGTCAACAACATAAAAACAGTTTTAAATAGAATTAAAGGATTCAATTATCAATAATGAACATAAAAAAATCTTTTGAATCTATTTATAAGTAAAATAAAATAATGCCTGAGAGTTTTTTAAGTTTCCAAAATAGTTCTTCATTTAGGAACGACTTAATAGTTAGAAATCTAACACCATATAGTGTTCCAGGTTTTTATAGTTCACCACCAGGACCTACAAATTATGAAAGTAATTTATCTGATTATTCAGTTTTAAATAGTCCCAACATCGGATCAACAAATGTTGCAAATAATTTTTACGTTTTAAATAAATTCGGTCCTAATGGAGGATTTCCAAACACTCCAGGAACACAACAAAATCCTATTATAAATGGAACAAATGAGGGTGAGTATGATTTTACAGATAGTGATTTAGATTCTATAAGTTTTCCATCTAAAAATTTAGCTTACATTAAAAATAAGTACAGTCCAATAGGAGGTTATTTAGAACAATTTACAGTTGAAGAAATACAACTTATAAACTCTATTCATCAACCGTATTATGATCCGATTATTTTTACTCCGTCAACGTATAATACATATACTATGTTTACGGTTCTTAATCCATCTGGAAGTAACGGACCTTTATCAAACGATTCATTTTTAGCTAATTTGTCTGCGAGTAAGTTACGTGATAATTTAAACGCAACAATTGCCGCAGAACAACAAAGACAATTATTTAGAGAAACAAGTACAAATCTTACATCACCTTCGGCTTTAGCTGGAAGTGGTTTAGGGGGAAGTAAGGATTATAGAATTACACTACCCCCAAGTAATATTACATTTTTAGATAGATTGAGAGGGGACTTTGACCCTAACTCACCATTGATTGGACCTTTATTTACTGATGAAGATAGTAATAGAAACCCAAGTACTGGCGACCAAATAGCAAACGTTTTACAAAACACCGCAGCAGGGTCATTTAATCTTTTGGCTGATGGAGCAAGTAGATTTTTACAACCATCTAAATCTTTACTTACTCAAACAGGTGCAGGTCAAATATCAACACTATATTCTTTATTAGAAAAAAACATATATAGACCAAACTATCAGGTTGGTGGTATTGGAAACGCAGCGATAGCTGGTGTTAATACAATACTACGTTCAGTTGGGGCTACTGTAACAGGTGGGTATTATTTGGGTTCTGATGTAAACAATCCACTATTTATTACCTCACCTGTAAATGCTGTACCGATAAATTCACTTGGTAAGTTAACAAATGCTATTGTATTTGGACCAGATGAAATGGGTAACCAATATGAAGGGACAGGAATGGAACAAGCGTTCTTTGGTCTTAACGGTATAAGTACAGAAAATGGAGGTAAACCTGATGGTGGTTTTGTATGGACATCACCTAGATTTAAAGAAAACGCTGGATTCAAAGTAAAACAAGGGGGAGATGCGGTCTCAATAGATGAAGATTTTCCATCAATCGCAAATCCGTACTTGTTTAATGAATCAACTAACTTTGGATTAAAACAAGGTTCTATACTTGATAATACACAAAGATTAATTAATTCTGCAGATAATCTTTTTGGGAAAAGAAGATTAAAACACGCAGGAAACGCAATTAATCAAGTTAGTAAAGTTTTTCATGACGGTTATAGAGAAATAACTAAAGGTTCTAAAGTAATGTCCTATATTGATAATTCAACAGGAGAAGAAGCAGGAATTGAATATTGTAGAATTTTTACAAAAGATACACCGTATTATACGTTCAATGACTTACAAAAGACAGATGGTATGACTACAGAGAATAGGAGATTTACCTATTCAGTTTTAGATAAAACTTATAATTTAAATATTGCACCAACAAAAGGTTTAGGTTCTACAAATATAACAAGAGACGGTGTTAAAAAATATATGTTGTCCATTGAAAACTTAGCTTGGAGAACTTCAGATAGACCAGGTTTTACGGTTGATGAGTTACCTTTATGTGAGAGAGGGCCGAATGGGGGAAGAATAATGTGGTTTCCACCATATGATTTAACATTCAGTGATACACCTTCAGTTAATTTTGATAGTATCCCAATTCTTGGTAGACCAGAAGAAATACATACGTATAAAAATTCTGGTCGATCAGGTAAACTTGGATTCAAGATTATTGTTGACCACCCATCTATAATGAATTTGTTGGTGAATAAACAATTGGAAAAATTAGGTACACAAAAATTTGATGATTTGGTAAAGTCATTTATAGCTGGATGTACAAAATACGATTTATATGAGTTAGCGGCAAAATTTAATACTCTTCCGTTGAGAGAGTTAGAAATGTACCAAAACTTGTTAAATGACCCAAGATTAACACCAGAAGAATTAGAACAAATACAAAAAGAAATACCCGCTGAAAACACATCAGCGGATAACGCGAACACCATAGGGAATACACCTGAAGACGAAAAAGAGTTTCAAACAAATTTTGAAGGATTGACATTCTATTTTCAACCAAATTCAACAGATACAAATTATTCGTCTCAAATTACCGATTATTTATCCAAAGCGGTAGAATATTCTGAATTAGCTCCTGTTTCATATGTTGTTGTATCAACAGGAGAACCATTTACCAATACTGATACACAAGCATTTATTGAAGATGTGGTTCAATCAAATAATAATAAAATAAATTCTGAATTTGTTGATGGTATAAAAAGTATTGTGTCGAATAAAAACATTGTTGACATTACAATTGATGGGAAAACAACTGTTTTTGCGGATTCGGCAAAAACATTTTTAACAGAAAAATTACAAACCGAGATTGACAATAAAAAAGTCACTATACAAACAAGTGGTAGTTTATCTAAGGTTACAGTAAAAAGATATACAACAGATGTTGGGGAAAATGGTGCGTCATTTGACACATCTCTTACAATAGATGCTATCCCACCAACAGTACTTAGCCCTACAGAAGTACCTTATGCGTATCCAAATTTGGCAATAAATTGTGCTGTTATTAGTAAAATAACAATTTCAGATGATATATCGTCAACAGATCCAACACAAGAAAATAATCTAAATCAAAGTACTCCTGACCAAACAAATCCACAAGGGGTAAAACCTCAACCAAATACTGATGTACAAGATAGATTAAAACAAGCAATAGGGAAAAAAATTATAAGAAGATTACTTACCGAATGCGATTATTTTGAAATGTTAAAAGACAGTGACCCAATGGCGTTTCAAACACTTAAAGATAAACTAAAGTATTTTAACCCTGCATTTCATTCAATTACACCTGAAGGGTTAAATGCAAGACTTACATTTTTGAATCAATGTACAAGACCAGGTCAAACTATTCCTGTAATAGGTAGTGATGGTAAACCTAAATATGATGATGCACTAAATACAAGTTTTGGTGCTCCACCTGTTTTAGTTATTAGAATGGGGGATTTTTACCATACAAAGGCTATACCAACAACTATATCATTTAGTTATGAGAGTTCATTACTTGATTTAAACCCAGAAGGTATTGGTGTACAACCTATGGTTGTTGGTGTTACTGTGGATTTAAAATTTATTGGAGGTCATGGTCTTGCAAAACCAATAGAAACTTTACAAAATGCTCTTTCATTTAATTATTACGCAAATACGGAAATGTATGATGAAAGAGCAGAAGAAACAGAATTGAACTATGCTCTTGTAGAATTGGTTGATAAGGCAATTGCCAATGCAACAACTAATAATGAACAAGCCACAGATGGTGGTGAAACAATTGGAACTGTTTTAACAACAGTTAAAAGTGGTGATACTGAAACTGGCGATATAGACTATACAAATGTCTTTAAAGAATTATCCACACAATATAAAGAATATTTGGAAATAAGCACGAATCAATATGGGACAATTGTAGACCAATACAATTATAGTATGTTACAACTTGTTAATTCAAATAGAAATTACACATCAGGTAATACTTTAATTTATACCGAAACAAAATTGGATACAAAAATTTACGGTAAACCAGATGAGTTTGAAAGAAAGGTAAACAAATTGGCACAAAAAATAAAAGAAGATATTGATGATGATGAAAATCCAGTAATTAAGGCGTTTTTGAATTCACCATCTTTAGCAGAAAGAGAAGATATTATTAGAGACGCAAAAAGTAAGTTAAAAAAATATGTCGAAAGTTTAGATAAAGAGGCGGTTGAAAATTTAACACAACCAGTAACAACAATAGTCGATGTAGAACAACTACTTTTGAAAACCTTAAATAAAATGAATGTTATTACAACAAAAGAACTTCCTAACAATCCACCGTTTTATCCACCATTAAGGGGTTATGATGGAAAAATTTTAACTGATGGGGATGTTAAATTATATTTATTGGTTGAAGAAGAAGAAGTATTTGAACAAATGATAGTTGATGTTGGGGAGGTAACAAAAAAACTTAATGAATATGCTGACCAAAAAAATAACTCAAAAATTGTTCCTTTACCAACGGAAACATTTTACGATACTGAAAACTGTTTTCAGACCTCTAAAGATTATATGAATGATTTGACAGATGCTGAAAAAAGATTTTACACCTTAGCATCACAAACATTTACAAATGAGGATAAATATCAAATATTATTTGTTGAATTTGTATCAACACCACAAATTGAACAAATTGGTGGGGCAAAACAAGAGTTGACTGAAAATCTAAATGATATTAGAGATAAGTATGTTGAGATTTATGATTTAGATAAAAAAACTATAGAAGAGGATAAAACAAGTCCCGCTTATACTGATTTAAAAAATTTCACATTAGATGAAAATGCAAACAGAAGAAGACTTTATCAAACAATTAAAAACCCAACATCACAAGATATTGACTCAAGAAGAAAATCAATTCTAAAACAAATATATGGTACAACGAATTGGATTTTGGATAAAAAGACCTTTGATGGTAAAGTTAAATTAAGTTAAAGATGTCATCCCAATATTATAATAGATACAATCAATTCCTTATTGATGGGGAACAAAAAACAGTTCCTTTTGTAAAATTAGATACAAAACCATCTGATAAGACTTATATTTATAAAGTCGGTCAATCTAGAATGGATAAAATATCACAACAATTTTATGGTACTCCATTTTTTGGTTGGTTAATAATGGCGAACAATCCACAATTCGGAGGAGAAGAATGGAATATACCAGACGGTTCTATTTTAAGAGTTCCTTTTCCATTGATTGCGTCATTACAAGAATATAAAAATTCAATAGATAATTATTATTTTTATTATGGCGATTAATGACGAAAATATTTTAGTTGACTTTGATTACCAAAATATTATAATAATAGACCCTAACAGAATTGTAGATAACGAAGGTAATGTAAAAGAAAGATTAGTCAAACATGAAAACATGGTCATGTATGCTAATTTGGAATGTAAAGTTTTACCTAGAACAAAACTTCTTCTTGGTGCAGTTCCACACAACAACGATTTACAAACAGTGTCTGTTGCAAAAATTAATTTTTTAAATCCTGGTGATAAAAAGTTTTATGATAATTCATATTTAGACGAGTTTACAGGAAAAGGAACTCTCAAAGGTCAAGGTGTTAATCAAGCAAATCAATATGCAGTTAAAGACCCAAAAAATTCTGACCAATTTTATTTGAATCAAACTTTTACGAGTAACGGTCAAAATCAGGTCGTTGACTCTGGTTTATTAGGAATTAAGTCAATAAACGTGAGTACTGAGTTATCGTTAAAAACTCAAGTAACAATTTCTTTAATTGATGTTAGAGGTAGAGCTTTATTTGAGTTGGCAGACAATTCACCATACGGAGTATTTTTCCAATACCCATATCCACCTTTTACATTAACGATTAAAGGATACTATGGTAAAGCAGTTCAATATAAATTACAGTTAACAGATTTCAAGAGTTCTTTTGATGCAGATTCGGGAAATTTTGAAATTGAATTAAAATTTGATCCTTATATTTTTTCAGTTTTGAATGAAATTAAACTTTCAGATTGTTTAGCGTTACCTCATATGTATGAGGCTAATACTGTTGTAACCTCAACACCAGGACAAGTAACAGATGTAAACGAAGGACAAACCGCAAAATTAACAAAGGGATATCAAAAAATTAGAGAAGTTTTCAAAGAATATAAGAACAAAAAACTTGTAGATGAAAATTTACCTGAATATACCGTTTATCAATTTAAAGAAAAGTTGAAAACATTTATAACGGATATTTTGAATAGTTATCAAAATCAAGAATCTCTTAGTGCTTTAACTAACTGTGAAGTTTTTTTAAATGACATTACATCTTACAAAGATAAGATTTATCGAAATGACGATTCATGGTTAAAAACAAACTTATATGAGCCAAACTCTCTATTTCTCAGTTCTTACACTTCAGATAATAGTATTAAATATATAAAAAATATACCTTTTAAAAAAGAGATACAAACTGATATCAAGAAAAGAGAAACCGCGATTAATAATCTTAAAGGTATTATTGATGAGTATAATAAAAAATTAGGTAATAACCCAACATTTGGAGCGTCAGGTTCGAGTAAAAGTTATACAATAGCAAACGTTAAGACAGATTCTGTAATACCTGTAGATATAAAATTCGAAGATTTTTATTTTGATAAAATTGATAGTAAGTTGGTTGCTGCTGACCCAATAGATTATCAAAAATCGTATCAATTGAGATATAATGCAACCCCTTCAGGGGATACAGACCCTATCTTAGTAGAATTCAAAAATAATGTAAAAACAACTGAATTACCAACAAACGATTATTTTATATTTGAAGGTATTAGTCAAGGTAATAAATCATTTTTAGAAAAGATAAGTGATTTAGAAACAGCACTTAAAACAAAAAAAACAGAAATTGAAAGTGCGCTTACTGAATCATTAAAGGAAACCTTAGAATTAAATTTAGGATTTAAACCTACTATAAATAATATGGTTGGTATAATATTGGCAAATGCTGAAGCTTTTCTGAGACTTATGGATGATGTACATAAAAGTGCGTGGAACAAAAGAGATGACCCAACAAGAAGAAGAGTGATATTGGAAAGTGTGTCAAATAGTGCATCTGTTGATAGACCTAAAATATCAAGGGCAACTTCTCCTGTTTATCCATGGCCTCAATTTATTGTTGAGGATACATCAAACCCTACTAAAACAAGTTATCAGGTAAAATATCCAGGCGATTACCCAACAGAAACAGGTTCTAATGATTATACAATTTGGCCGGAAGTTGAGTTTGTGGAAGAATATTTGAATGGGTTTATATTAAGAAATACGCCAGCAAATTTTGTTATAACTCAAAATCAAACACAAAATTTACCATTCACGTCTCTAAATACGGTAGAATATCCACTTACTTATACGATATACTCAAGCTTAGAAGATGTTAAATTTATATATGAAATATACGAAAGAGTTATTACTTACGCATTTTATTCTAAATTAAACAGATTTGGAAGTAGGGATAACAGTGTATACAAAGTGTTAATTGATATGGAAGCACAAAATATCAAAAATGCACTCAAAACAGATAATCCATTTTTAATACAGATACTTAAAAATTACAATTTTAACGCTAAAAATTTTGAATTAATTTTAAGACACATATCTAATGATGGTGCTGGTGAAAGTTGGCAAAACTTTAGTAGAGGTATATACAATACACCATATTTACAAAGTGTGACTGAAACTCCGTATTATATTTCTTCATTTGATCCTATAAAACAAGATTTAATTGGAACAAGTGAAAATGTAATAAATTTTTTAGAGTCAACAAAGAATAATGGTTTTGACCAAACAGACATTTATCCATATGTGAATGAAGATTGGGTTAATGAAAGTTTAGCAGATTCCGCAACAATAAGTGGAGATACTAATTTAGCTTTCAATACAACAAAAACCATTTTTTATAACACCAAAATTGTACAAACCGCAAATTTTACAGATGCGAGTGATTCTTTTTTTGTAAGACCTTTTACATATTTTTATCAAACAAACGTAAATGACCCATCAATTGAGATAACAAATAAGGAAACTCTAAAAGCTTACTATGAGGATAAATCAAAAAACTTTGATAAACAACATATAACAGAAGGTAATATCAATTATATAGAATATGACAATCAATTGATTGGAGAACAAACAACATCCATGTTAAATACTCCATATTTTGTTAATTCAATAATAAAAGGGGTACAAAATTTTAGAGAATTCAATCAGTACCCATTTAGAGAAGCAGCTTACCTTTTCTTAAACTCTTTACCATTAACAACTTTAAGAGAAAAATATAAAACGTATAGTAATACTGTAAGTACTGATTTAGATTATATGTTTGCAACATTTAAAAAATTTGGTTCAGTACATAAACTACCATATGCTTGGGTTCTCAAATACGGTTCAATTTGGAATAGATATAAAAGTTGGGTAGAGACAGGATTTGATTACATGACGATTCCTTGGGATAATTTTAATTACGCTGAAAATTACGACCCAATCACACAAGATATCTCAAAAGTATATACGTTAAGTGGTTTTACAAATATAACAACAGACCCTGTTGATATTTCATTACAAAGAGATATCGTTTCTGGGTTTCTTACAGGTACACAAATGAATTTGGGGTTTTATCCTAAACTTGTTGATGACTTTAATTTGTTCTTTAACGGACTGACAATTTTTGATACATATACGGATAGTGAAATTCAAGAACAAATTGATAATGGAAAACTATATATTAATCTTTCAGAAAGTTCACTTTTGAATTATGATTTTGGTTTTGACCCATCCGACCAAAACAGAGCTATGAATATTTCTACACTATCAACTTTAGTAAAAGATGATAAAAGTGAAGATTATTTTATAACACCGTCTTTTGGTAGTAGTTTTAATCAAACAAAATATGAGTGTTTTAAAGGTCCTGATGGACAACAAAAATTAAAAACTGAAGTAAAAGATAACCCTGCGGTATTCAATGGTTCGGTAAGAGCTTTTTGGTCACTCCCAAATTATGGATATTTTGATAACAATAGATTGGCAATTAATTCACCAAATGAGTACTTGAAAACAGTTTTAAAAACATCAAAAAATCAAGAAAATTTCTCAATAAACGGGGATACAAATGGTAACGTAAATTTTGGGCCTTTTGTCCTATCGACAAGAGATATATATACGAGTATTGAAGAAGTGTTTTCTGTGTTTGAAAGACAAGTATTAGATTTATTTGAGGAACACTTCTTAAACTTCTCAAAATCTAAATATGACTATACAAATATTTTAAAAACACCTGAAACAAATCCAGCGTCTGAAGACGATATTCTAATTAAATACAGAAATTTCCAATTGTTAGCAACTGAATTGTTCAGAATACCTGGTGAAGATTTTATTAACGAAAGTGTTAGTGATGAAGCGTTATCGAAAATTAAATTAACCCAATTAGATAATGTTTATAGTTTATTAAACAAGTTTATGAATTATGATATAATGTTTAATAATGGAAATCCGTCTTTTTATAATAAAAAGACATTTTACAGTCTTTCATCATCCCCTTTGGTTGATAAATTAAATCCTGTATCCTATAACTTAAGTACCCCATACGCATTACCATATTTGGGTGGTACAACAACTTTAGCACAATCACAAAATTTTTATTCAGACGAGTGGAGGGCTTTGGAAACATATGTTGGTTATTCGTCAATACCAAATTTAGTTTATACTGATAATGGTTCTTTCATAACTGATTTTTTTATTGATTTGGATATTGCTTTTACTGTGGACAATATTAAAGACTTTGCCCCATTAGTTAAAATTTATGCTACTCAAAAACTTGAAGACAACACATTAGACGAATTTAAATTTAGACAAATTCTCACAAACATAATAGAAACTAACAACCTATTCAAAGATGACATTATTAATACTTTGATGGAAGAAGTCCTTAAAAATTTACCAAATACTGTCATCACACCACAACCAAAAAAGGCAAATTATACAGGGGATATTGGTAGAATTGAAATTTGGGAAAAATTAAAGGCAATGAATGATAAATGGATATCAGGTAATGATTATAAAGAATTTACATTATTTGAAGATTTTCTTTTCTTAGATAGAGCATCAAGAAATATAAGTAGTGAAGTTTATTGTGATGTCATCTTATGGAAAGATAAATTAGAAAATTCCGTACTTAACACTCCAGATAGACAACTTGGTTTGATATTAAGAGAGTTAATTCAAAGTAGTGGGTTTAATATTGAAGAACACGCAGGATATGTCAATTATTATGACGTTAATGATGTTACAGTTAGACCTAACCCATCAAATCAAGGTTCAACATCGGTAGCGAATGATTTATTTGGAACTTTTTTAAATGTGGATTATAGAAAGTCAAAAACAAAAATGGTGTGTACTTTCGCAAACGAAGCAAGTAAAAATTTGGATATCCCAAATAGTGATTTTAGAAATGACGTTTTCCAATTGAACAGACAATCTGAAAATCCTTTAGTTGAAGACCAAAGTAAAAAACAAGATTGGGGTAAATCTAATAAATTAGTTGCTTTTAATTTGGATATAGGTAGACAAAATCAAGGAATTTTTACTTCCTTTTCTGTTAATATGAATTCAGGTCAAAAAACTGCAGAAGAAATAAGATTAGCAAACTATACTGCAAATCAAGGTGGAGGTATTAATGCAACACCTCAAAGTCAATCAATGTACAACTTTTACAAATACAGAGTTTACACTTGTGATGTAACAATGATAGGTAATGCATTGATGCAACCAAAAATGTATTTCAATTTAAGAAATGTACCATTGTTTTCAGGTCCTTATCAAATAACAAAGGTTTCTCATAGAATTAACGCTGGTACATTCTCTACTAGCTTTTCAGGAACAAGACAACCTGTATATGAAATATCAACACAAGATTCTTATTTACAAACAATTTATAAGAATTTTGTAACACCATTATTAACCAAAGCAAAAACAGAAACGGAAGCTAATATATCAACTAATATTATTGGAGAACAATCAACAAAAATGAATGAAGTAAACGGACCGAATACGCCTGGACCGGATTCTTGTTCCCAAGATTTAGCATCACCATTCCGAGCACTATCATATAGTGCATCAACAGCGACATCTGGATTAAGTGATACCCAAATTGCCACTGATATCAAAACAACTGTTAATTTGTTACCAACATCATCAACACTTACTCAGAATCAAAAAGTAACATTGAGATATTTGACATTCCTTGTAGGATATATTTCAAATTACGACGGAACAACGTTCAAAATAAACGCATCAAATTTTGGTAACCTCCAATTGAACGTATCTTATTCAGCTGATTCTGATAAATTTATAATGGATAAAACAAAACATCATTTCTGTCAAAACATGGGTGGTAAACAGAACGTTCCTGTTGGATATTTTACTGATGTAAAAGACCCTATGTATGTAATTGCTAATAGATTTATCGCTTTAGTAAGAAGTGGAGGTGACAATATATTATCTAATTTAACAACAAATGATTTATTAAATCCATCAACCGTATTAATTGATTATTTAGCAAAAACATATATAACCCAATGGCCAAACTTAGTTAATGATAATGTATATAGTCAATTACAACCTTTAGATAAAACAAATTTAATTAAAGAAGTGGAAAATTGTTTATCATTAGCCAAAACAATTAACTTGAGTAGTTAATAAGTTGAACATTTATAGAATTCATTATATTTATTAATAAAAGAATTATGAGTAATACAAAATTAATATTGGATAATTTTCTTGGTAAAAATACAAGAATGTCTGAAAAAGATACAGGTAACGGATTCAAAGAAGTTTGTGACTTAGATACTGGTGATTGTTATACAATAAGAATGAAAGATGGTTTGATAGAAAGAGTAGATAACACTATGAACAAATTCAAAAAAATTCAGGTAGAAACAAAATCAGGAATAAAAACATTATTAAATGGTTAATATATGAATATTGATAGAAAAATATTAGAGGAGATTAATAGATACAGGAGTATTAATAATTATATAAATGAACAAGAAGACCCATTAGCGGGTGGAGCACCACCGGCAGATCCGTTAGCGGGTGGAGACCCGTTAGCAGGAGGAGATCCAATGGCGGGAGGTGACCCAATGGCTGCAGGAGCACCACCAGCAGGAGCACCACCAGCAGGAGCACCAGAAGGAGGAGCACCACCAGCAGGAGGAACAGAAGCTGCCCCTGTTGATGTAAGTACCGACCCTGATGTCGAAGAAGTAGGTAAAGAAGAAGAGGATGAAGAATTAGACATCACAGATTTAGTTACGGCTCAAAAAAACATAGAAACTAAACAAGAGGAATATTTTCAAAATCTATTTAAACAATTAGAAACTTTAGATGCAAAACTAAAAGAAATGGATGGAATTGCATCTAAACTTACCTCGATAGAAGATAAAGTAGAAAGGTATAAACCAAAAACACCTCAAGAAAAATTAGAGTTACGAAGTTTAGATTCAGGTCCTTTCAAACAAAAACTATCCGATTTTTTTGTTGATAAACAAGAAGAGATGGAAAAATCGGGAAAAAATGAATATGTGTTAACTTCCGACGAAGTTAAAGATTTTTCCTCTGGACAAATTGAGGATTCATTTAATGAATATTTAGACGAAGAATACTAATTTGAAAGGGACAAGGATGTCCCTTTCAAAAATTTTAACAACTATATTGACTGCGACACTTTTATAATTTATATTTTAACTTGTAAACTTTTAATAACACAAATATATGGCGACAAATGTCTTAGATGCGGTTTTGGCTCAGTACGAAAGTTCAAAACAAAGTGGTTCTTCTTCCACTTCAAAAATGTCACAAGAAGAAAGAATGAAAAAATATTTCGCGGCTATCCTTAAAGAAAGCGAAAAACAAGGACAAAAAAGAATCCGAATCCTCCCTACCACAGACGGTTCATCACCATTCAAAGAAGTATGGTTTCATGAAATTTTAGTTGATGGAAAATGGCAAAAGTTCTACGATCCAGGAAAGAATGATAACGAACGTTCTCCACTTAATGAAGTACATGATGAGCTTATGTCAACAGGTAGAGATTCTGATAAAGAACTTGCAAAACAATACAAACCACGTAAGTTTTATATTGTTAAAGTAATCGATCGTGATAACGAACAAGACGGACCTAAGTTTTGGAGATTTAAACACAATTACAAACAAGAAGGGATTTTTGATAAAATCATACCAATCTATAAAGCAAAAGGAGACGTTGCCGACGCTGATAAAGGAAGAGATTTAATCCTTGAACTTACAAAGGCAAAAACACCAAAAGGGGCTTTTTACACTGTGATTCAAACAGTTATGTATGATGACCCAACACCAATCCACGAAGATGAAGAAGTAATGTCTGAATGGTTATCTGACGAGTTGACTTGGGAGGATGTATATTCTAAAAAGCCAACTGAATACCTTGAGGCGATTGCGCGAGGAGAAACACCAAGATGGGATTCAGATAAAGGAGGTTATGTATACTCAAATTCTGAAGAAGGTGAAATTTCTATGGGAGGTTCTAAAAGTGAATCAAAGAAAGTAGAAGACCCTCAAGCTAATGATGACATCGACGAAGAGTTACCATTTTAATATTCACAAACACAAAAACACCGATTTACAATGTCGGTGTTTTTTTCTATTTTTTAATAAAAAATATGGCAATTAAAAAAAATGATTTTAGTTCACTGAAGAAAAAATTCTCAACTTCAGCAAAATACAAACCACAAAGATTCTTTGATTTAGGACAATCTTTTTTAGATGCGGTTGGACTTCCAGGTCCTGCTATTGGACACATTAATATGTTCTTAGGTCACTCTGATACAGGTAAAACTACCGCACTTGTAAAAACTGCGGTTGATGCTCAAAAGAAAGGAATACTACCTGTATTCATTATTACAGAACAAAAGTGGAGTTTTGAACACGCGAAGTTAATGGGGTTTCAGTGTGAGGAAGTAGTAGACGAAGAAACAGGAGAACTTGATTGGGACGGGTTTTACATTTTTAACAACAACTTTGATTATATCGAACAGATTACAGATTTTATCAATGATATGTTAGACGCACAAGAAAAGGGTGAGTTGGAATATGATTTATGTTTTCTATGGGACTCAGTAGGTTCTGTTCCTTGTAAAATGACATATGAAGGTAAAGGTGGTAAACAACACAATGCTTCAGTTCTTGCCGATAAAATCGGTATGGGAATCAACCAAAGAATTTCAGGGTCAAGAAAGTCAGAATCAAAGTTCGAAAACACATTAATCATTGTTAATCAGCCTTGGGTTGAATTACCTGACAATCCTTTTGGACAACCAAAAATTAAAGCAAAAGGTGGTGAAGCGGTTTGGTTAAATTCGTCTTTAGTGTTCTTGTTTGGTAATCAAAAAGGTGCGGGAACAACAAAGATTACTGCAACCAAAGACAAGAGAACTGTTAAGTTCGCTTCAAGAACAAAAGTATCTGTCATGAAAAACCACATCAATGGACTTGGATTTGAAGATGGTAAAATTATAGTAACACCACACGGATTTTTACCTGGCAAAGATACGACAGAAGAAAAGGCATCGATTGAAAATTACAAAAAAGAATATGCCGATTATTGGAAAACGATTATCGGAGTTGAAGGTGATTTTGATTTGAAAACAGAAAAAGAAGAAGTAGAGTAAGAACCTTTTAAATTAGTCAAATGACTAAAACATTATTAGTTGACGGAAACAACTTATTAAAAATCGGATTTCATGGAGTTAGGGATTTTTTCCACAAAGGAGAACACGTCGGTGGTACTTGGCACTTTCTTAACACGTTAAGAAGATTTTTAGAGGAAACAAATTTCAATAAGGTAGTTGTATTTTGGGATAGTGAAACTAGTTCTTCGCAGAGAAGATTACTCTATCCCAAATACAAACTTAATAGAAAGTCATCTGAAAACGAATTTAAAGAAGAGTCTTTTTCAAATCAAAAAGTCAGAGTTAAACAATATCTTGAAGAGATGTTTGTTAGACAAGTCGAATTTCCAAATTCAGAAGCCGACGATTTAATTGCGTATTATTGTCAGATATCTGAAGATGAGGAAAAAACAATATTTTCGTCTGATAGAGATTTAACACAGCTCATTTCAGAGAAAGTAAAAATATATTCACCACAACAAAAAAAATATTATGTTAATGGGGACAACATCAAATTATACGATGCTGAAATTCCACATTATAATATTAAAACATACAAAATTCTTACAGGTGATAGTTCAGATAACATCGATGGGATTTATTATTTAGGAGAAAAAACATTTATTAAATTATTTCCTGAAATCCTTGAAAAAGAAGTTTCATTTAACGATATTTTATCAAAAGGTGAACAATTACTCAAAGAACAAAAAGATAATGTCGCTTTGAAAAATCTACTCAGTGGAAAAACCAAAGAGGGGATATTTGGGGAAGAGTTTTTTATCATCAATAAGAAGTTAGTTGATTTATCAGAACCATTAATTTCTGAGGAAGGAAAAGAGTTAGTTAGGATGTATCACTCAGAGTCAATGGATCCAGACGGAAGAGGACACCGAAACTTAATTAGAATGATGATGGAAGACGGATTCTTTAAATTTTTACCAAAAGGTGATGAAGCGTGGGTAAATTTTTTGAAACCATTTTTAAAACTTTCTAGAAAAGAAAAAACAAAATTTAGAAACAAAAAGTAAAAAACAAAATTTATGAGAGATCAAGAAGTAACAAAAGTAGAGTTTTTGTTGAAATGTAACGACAACATTGTAGTACAAAGATTCTTCAATGTTAAGGGGTTTAATAGAAGTGCATCTAAATCAGAAGAATTGTACAACTACATTAGAAGTTTTTGTAACAAACTACAGTATGATTTAAAAATGAGAACAGTTGTTTACATGATGGACAATCAGTATGAAATTACAGAAAACCCTGAAGTTCTAAACACATCTATCACAGAGGGTGAAGAAAACTTTAATTTGTTTATAAAGGTTGGAGATATGACAATTTGTCAGAGAACCTTTAACGCTAAATTGTACCCCCCAAAGGTTAGATATACTGTGGACCTTAGACCAAACTTGAAAAGTATACTCAGTGACCTGACTGACATTTTTTCAGGCAAAAATTTTAATTATTTTTATCCCGAATTAATCTAATTTCAGTAGTATTTATCATTACTAACAGTAGAACAATTTATGGCGACAAACAAAAACTTCGAGTACTTAGGAAACAATTTTCAACTTCAATTACTTAACCAAATCATCTTAGACAAAAACTTTTCACACACTATTGTGGACGTTATTGAGAATGATTATTTTGAAAATAAATACTTTAAAATTATCATTCAAATGATTAAAGAGTATCATAAAAAGTATGAACACACACCATCCTTTGATACTCTTGAGCAAATCACAAAATCAGAGTTACAACAAGAAACAGCATCAAAGATTGTTCTTGATACAATTAAAAAAATTAAGGACGCACCTATCGATGGTGTAGATTTCGTACAAGAAAAGGCTCTGAAATTCTGTAAACAACAGGAACTACAGAAGGTTATGAAAAAAGCACAAAAAATCATTGACGGGGGTGAGTTTGAAAACTACGACACCCTTGAAGAAATGGTTAGAGACGCACTGCTAGTAGGTTCAAAAGACACAACAATGATGGATGTCTTTTCAAACTTAGACCAAGTTCTTGAGGAGGATTACAGACACCCAATTCCTATGGGTATACCAGGAATTGATAGACTACTTAAAGGTGGTTTAGCAAAAGGTGAAATAGGTGTAATACTTGCACCAACAGGAGTTGGTAAATCAACAGTGTTAACAAAGATTTCAAACCACGCATTTAACTTAGGTTTTAACGTTTTACAAGTGTTTTTTGAAGACAATCCAAAAGTAATTCAAAGAAAACATTTTACACTTTGGACTAAGATTCATCCTGATGAATTGTCAAACAAAAAAGAAGAGGTTATGACAAAGGTTAGGGATATTAAAAGTTCTATGCCAAATGAACTAATATTAAAAAAATTACCGTCAGATCAAAAAACAATGTTACAAATTAAGAATGAAATTCGTAAGATGATTGCTGATGGTACAAAAATTGACATGATTGTTTTGGATTATATAGATTGTGTTGTTCCTGACAAAAACTTAGGTGATGAATGGAAAAGTGAAGGTTCTGTCATGAGAGCGTTTGAGGCGATGTGTCACGAACTTAACATAGTTGGTTGGACAGCAACACAAGGAAATAGAAACTCAATTTCATCTGAAGTAGTAACCACAGACCAAATGGGTGGTTCTATTAAAAAGGCACAAGTTGGACACGTTATTATAACAGTGGCCAAGACATTACAACAAAAAGAGATGAAGTTGGCTACAATTGCAATTACAAAATCAAGGATAGGTGATGATGGTGTTGTATTCGAAAATTGTAAATTCGACAATGCTATGATTGAAATTGATACCGAAAGTACAACAACGTTTTTAGGTTTGGAAGAACAAAAAGAAGAAAGACAACGACAAAGAGTTAGGGAGTTGTTAGAAAAGAAAAAACAACGGGAAAATAATCAAGGATAAAAATAAAAATTATTAAATTTGTTAAAAATGGATATTTCGCAAAAAATATTGAGTGATATTACAGTGTATATGAAATACGCTAAATTTATTCCCGAATTAAATAGAAGGGAAACATGGGAAGAATTGGTGACACGAAACAAAGAGATGCACCAAAAGAAATACCCACAAATCAAAGATCAGATTGAAGAAGTATATCAAATGGTATATGATAAAAAAATTCTTCCATCAATGAGATCATTACAATTTGGTGGTAAACCAATTGAAATCTCGCCAAACAGAGTTTACAATTGTGCTTACTTACCAATCGACCATACAGATGCGTTTGCAGAAACTATGTTCCTATTATTAGGTGGAACAGGAGTTGGATTCTCAGTTCAAAAACACCACGTAGATAAACTACCTGAAATAAAAAAACCAAATCCAAACAGAACAAGAAGATACCTCATCGGAGATTCAATCGAAGGATGGGCAGATGCTATTAAAGTATTAATTGAATCATACTTGGGGACAAAATCATCTACACCTGTGTTTGATTTTTCTGATATTCGTCATAAAGGAGCGTTACTTGTAACATCAGGAGGAAAAGCACCAGGACCTCAACCACTTAAAGATTGTATTCATAACATTACAAAAGTGTTGGACGCAAAACAAGAAGGAGAAAAACTAACCCCGATTGAAACTCACGATATTGTATGTCATATTGCAGATGCGGTATTAGCAGGTGGTATTCGTAGAGCGGCACTTATCTCATTATTCAGTGCTGATGATGATGAAATGATTTCTTGTAAGTCAGGTAATTGGTGGGAGAACAATCCACAAAGAGGTAGAGCAAATAACTCAGCAGTTCTTCTTCGTCACAAAGTAACACAAGAATATTTTATGGAACTTTGGAAACGAATTGAATTGTCAGGAGCAGGAGAGCCAGGAATCTACTTGTCAAATGACAAAGATTGGGGAACAAACCCTTGTTGTGAAATTGGGCTTCGTCCTTATCAATTCTGTAACTTGTGTGAGGTAAACGCTTCGGACATTGAGTCACAAGAAGATTTTGAAAAAAGAGTTAGAGGTGCCGCATTCATCGGAACACTACAAGCGGGATATACTGACTTCCACTACCTACGTGATGTATGGAAAAGAACAACAGAAAAAGACGCACTTATTGGTGTTGGTATGACAGGTATTGGTTCTGGTGTTGTTTTAGGTTATGATATGAAAGCTGCGGCACAGGCGGTAAAAGAAGAAAACGAAAGAGTTGCAAACCTCATCGGAATTAATAAAGCAGCAAGAACAACAACCGTTAAACCTTCAGGGACATCATCATTAGTATTGGGAACTTCTTCAGGAATTCACGCTTGGCATAATGACTATTATTTGAGAAGAATCCGTGTTGGTAAGAATGAAGCGATTTATTCTTATCTTGCAATCAACCATCCAGAGTTGGTAGAAGACGAATACTTCCGTCCTCATGATACAGCTGTAATTACTATCCCTCAAATGGCACCTGAAGGTTCAATTCTACGATACGAATCTGTGTTCCAAATGTTGGAAAGAGTTAAGAAAGTATCACAAGAGTGGGTAAGAAGTGGACACAGAGGTGGACAGAACTCACATAATGTATCAGCGACAGTTTCAATCAAAGAAGATGAATGGGAACTTGTAGGTGATTGGATGTGGAAAAACAGAAAATACTACAATGGTTTGTCTGTTCTACCTTATAACGGAGGAACTTACACACAAGCTCCATTTGAAGATTGTACAAAAGAAGATTTTGAAAGATTAGTTAACACTTTGAAAGATGTTGATTTAACAAAAGTTATCGAGTTACAAGACAATACAGATTTAAGAGGTGAAGTAGCTTGTGCTGGCGGAGCTTGTGAAATTGTTTAAGAAATGAAAGTACAATGGGGTAATAATACAACGCTAACATATCAAATACTGTTGGCGTTGTATAATTTAAGAAAAAAAAATTAATATGAATGTAGGGGCATCAAAAGATTGGATACAAGAAATGTATATTAGGGAATTTATAAAACCTAAATTACAGGATACAGACTTTTATTGGAAAGACGGTAAGATGGTTATGACGGAATTTTATCACAAAAAAAGAGGAAGTTGTTGTGGTTCAGGTTGTCTCCATTGTCCATATGAACCCAAACATAAAAAAGGTAATACAACATTAAAGGAATCACTGTGAAAACAGTGATTTCTTGTTTATATAAAAATAATGAGGTTTATATTTATATGATATGGCAAATGGAGTAACATATGGTATTACCTTCCCCTTTAGAGATTCCTTCAATGGGAAGTTTTTAGATTTAACTGACTATTCATCAGAAGAAGTTCGTTCTAATTTAACACACTTATTATTAACAAGAAAGGGGTCTAGATATTATTTACCTGATTTTGGAACAAGAATATATGAATATATTTTTGAACCATTAGATGGACCCACATTCGCTGAGATAGAATCAGAAATTAGAGATTCTGTCGAACAATATATGCCTGGAGTATTGATTACCAACATTAAAATCACAGACGCATCTACAGAATTAGAAAATAAAGGTACGTATATTAGTGGTAATGACCAAAAAGAATTCACAGTTCCTAACATTGGTCAATTAGAACATACGGCAAAAGTTAGAATAGATTATAAAATAACTAGTGAATCTTTCGAAAGTGGAGATTTCATTATTTTGAATATTTAATATTATATGGCAGAAAAAAAGATTTCGTATACAGTAAGGGACTTCCAAGCAGTAAGAGGGGAACTTATAAATTTTGTAAAAACATATTATCCTGAGTTAATACAAAATTTTAACGACGCATCTGTATTTTCAGTTTTGATGGATATGAATGCGGCAGTTGCCGATAATCTTAATTATCAAATTGACAGAAGTTTACAAGAAACTGTTTTACAATTTGCTCAACAAAAAAACTCATTATATAATATAGCAAGAACTTATGGTTTAAAAATTCCTGGACAAAGACCCTCTGTTTCATTAGTGGATTTTTCTATAACTGTACCTGCATTTGGTGATAAAGAAGATATTAGATATTGTGGGATTTTAAGAAGAGGAACACAAGTAAACGGTGCTGGACAATCATTTGAAACGGTATACGATATAGACTTTTCTTCACAATTTAATGGGGAAGGACAACCAAACTCAAGAATTGTAAGACCTAATTTTGATGCTGATGGAGGACTACTTAATTATACGATAACAAAAAGAGAAGTTGTTGTTAACGGTTTAACAAAAGTTTTTAAAAGAATCATTACTCCAAATGACGTTAGACCATTTTTTGAATTATTTTTACCCGAAAGAAATGTTTTAGGTGTGACTAGTGTAATTGTCAAAGATGGAACCGCTTACACAAATGTTCCCACAGACCAAGAATTTTTGTCTACAACCAATAGGTGGTATGAAGTAAGGTCATTAGTAGAAGATAGAGTTTTTGTTGAAGACCCAACTAAACCGTCTGATGCGCCTGGTATAAAGATAGGAAAATATATAACAACAAGTGACAAATTTATAACTGAATATACACCACAAGGTTTTATGAAAATGACTTTTGGTGGTGGAAACAATTCAGCAGAAAATCAATTAAGAGATTTTGCAAGAGATGGGATTGTTTTGAACCTAAATAAATATTCAGATAATTTAGGATTAGGTAGTACGCTAAAATCAAACTCAACTTTGTTTATACAGTATAGAGTTGGTGGAGGAGTTTCAAGTAATGTTGGTGTAGGAGTTATTAGTCAAGTACAAAGGAGTAACTTTTTTGTAAACGGACCATCAGAAATTATAAATACAACTACTGTAAATTCATTAAGTTGTTCGAACCCAATTGCCGCCATTGGAGGAGCACCTGCACCTACGTTAGAAGAAATAAGAAATTTGGTTGCGTTTAATTTCTCTGCTCAAAACAGAGCGGTGACGGTTAACGATTATGATTCTATATTGAGAACTATGCCCTCACAGTTTGGAGCACCCTCTAAAGTCTCAATAGTTGAAGAAAATAATAAAATTAAAATAAAAATACTTTCATACGACTCTAGTGGAAAACTAACATCAGTAACCCCAAATGCAATTAAAACAAATATTGCAAATTACCTTTCCAATTACCGAATGATAAATGATTACATTTCAGTTGAAAGTGCAAATGTGATTGATTTAGGATTTGATATATCGGTTGTTTTAGATTCATCTCAAAGTCAAGGAGCGATAATTGCTAAAATAATAGATATAGTCTCAACATATATGTCACCAGTTAATAGACAATTAGGTGAAAATGTCAATATATCTGAACTAAGAAGACAAATACAATCAGAGAATGGTGTATTATCTATAGACGACATTCAAGTCTTTAATAAAGTAGGAGGACAATATTCATCGGCTCAGACATCACAACCTTATTCTAATCCGTCAACAAAACAAATAGGTTTGATATCAGATACAATATTTGCCGACCCAACACAGGTTTATCAAGTTCGATTCCCAAATGTTGATATTAGAGTTAGTGTTCTTAATTTATCAACAGTAACATTCAGCTGATAATTTCCTTTTCAAGTATTGTGATTATTTTTTGAAAATAGGAAATAAACTATTTATCAAAAAAAGATAATTTAATGCCACATTCATATAGAATCAGAACCAACATAGGAGTTGATAAACAAGTTAATCTTCAATTTGACCAAGACTTCGATTTCATTGAGATTCTTTCACTAAAGTTAACACAAACTGAAATATATCAAAGAAGATGTTCTGATTATGGTGTCATAGCTGGAAGAATTTCAGTTAACGGTGGATTTGGTTTACCAAATGCAAAATTGTCTGTATTCATTCCATTAACAAATGAAGACTCAAATAACCCAATAATATCAGAACTATACCCATATAAAACACCAACAGATAAAAATGAAGATGGGTATAAATATAATTTATTACCTAAGTCTCCACAATACGTAGGACACGTTCCTACAGGGACATTCTTCGATAGAGATGAAGTATTACTTGAAAAATCTATAATAGAAGTTTATGACAAGTATTATAAGTACACTGTATCAACAAACGATAGTGGTGACTTTATGATTTTTGGTGTCCCAACAGGACAGCAAACTTTGGTAATGAATCTCGATTTATCTGATATTGGTTGTTTTTCATTATCACCACAAGATTTGATTGACGCTGGTTTAGCGGTAGAAAGTCAAGTAAACGGATCTCAATTTAAATCCTCAAGTAACTTAAACGAGTTACCTCAAATATTAACTTTATATAAACAAGTAAATGTAGAACCATTATGGGGTGACCCTGATATTTGTTTTATTGGTATTACAAGAACAGACTTTGATTTATCGACAGAAGTTAATTTAACAATAAAACCTACAGGAGTATTCATGGGGTCTATTGCAACCACACAAGATGAGGAAGCGTTAAAGACTAATTGTAGAGTTCCTTTTAAAGCTGGTAACTTTTGTAGTTTGAAAGCAGGGCAAGGAAGAATTTCTGCAATAAGACAAACTATAAATATTGATGATAATGGAAATCCAATATTAGAAGAGTATTTTTTCGAACAAGGTGGTAAAGTTATAGATGGAGATGGTACTTTTTTGGTTAAAGTCCCAATGAATTTAGATTATGTGACAACAGATGAGTTTGGTAACCAAATATTATCAATAGACCCAAATGTCGGTATACCAACAAAAGGAAAATATAGGTTTAAGGTAAGTTGGCAAAATGACGGTGGTATTGAGAATGAAATTCTAAGGGCTAATTTTTTAGTACCTAATATTAAAGAATACGGATGGGCAATAACAACACCTAATGCTGACCCAACGTTAAACCCCCCAACCGATTTTACTGTAAACGTTCCTGGTACATCAACTTCTTCGTCCCCCCCATTAGTTTTACCACTACAAACAGGAGGGTTAATATTACAAAATTTTACAAACAGTCAAGACGTTTCCATTACAATTAATGGTGTACCATATACAGGTAGTTTAACGTCTATCCCAATCACATCACCTGGTGCTAACATTGTTGTAAACTGTACTGCGGTAGACACATCACAAAATCAAATTTTTGAGTTTTCATTTTATGACCAAGCAAGTTACGATGCGTATCGTTCATATGCATTTAGTTTAGATTGGGATGATTACGGTGATTCTGCAATGGTTCAAGAAGCAATTGACTGTGAAGATAGATTCTATGAATTTAATTATAACAAAGTATATACTACAGCAATGTTCTTGGATAGATACAAAAATGGTATTTTGAGGTCAAGACATTTAGGTATTAAAGAAATAGATGACAGGGAATGTATATCAAAAAACAATCCATTTCCTGTAAATGATGCGGTTCAGAAATTTGATTTTATTTATTTCTTGGCGATGTTGTTATTAAACATTTTAACATTCCCAATTCTTATATTGTTATTTGTTGCACACTTTGTTGCATGGGCATGGCCTGTCTTAAAGTGGGTTCTTATTATATTATGTATATATTTTCTCTACATACAAGTAAGAGAAACTATTGATGCGATTAATTCCGCAATTGAAAGTGCCGCAACGGCAATACCAGGAGGTCCTGTAATAAACATAGGTGCGGTTCTAAGGGCGGCGTGGCAAATATTACAAGCTTTATTCAAACTTGCGTTATACATACTATTCTTTGCGTTTGTAATAGTTTACATAGTAAGACTAAAAGGATTTAGGAGGATAGGACTTCCTATGCTTGCATATCCCGAATGTAATTCATGTTCATGTGATTGTGGTGATGTTGAGGTTGACGATGATTTTGATATTGGTTCTGTAACACAACAACTTAATGATGGTTATAATCAACAACAAGCTGATGCTGGAAGTCCAGCACAGACATCAACCGACAATACATTTTTAGCACCAGTTAATCAACCACAATTTTATTCTCTATCTGAACACTCAAATTATGCTCAAATCGATGACAATACCGACATAGATGACAACGCAGGAGGTAAATTTTATTGTGGAGGATCTAGTAGGTATAGATCTCTTTTGAATAGAGTTTTTAATGAAGAAATTACCCCTAATGTTTTAGAAAGGGCTTTATTAGATTTCCAAAGAATGTTTTCGGGTTATGATGTTATAGAACCTTCAGAAAAATATAAACTTCACGCTCCACAACCTTTCTTATTCGCCGCTGAATTAACAAGCGGTGGTGATGAAAGATGGTTTGCTTACCCAACAAGAGAAACTTATCCCCAAAAACTAAATGAATTTAATACGAGAGATAAATATTTTTATGATTCAGTAGGTTCCGCACCTGGCACAGGTGTCAATAAAATAAAAACAGTTTTGAACCCGTCGTTAACCTCAACACCAAGTGACCCAATAGAAGACCAAGTTATAGTATTATTGGCTAAAGCGGGAACAACCTTACAATTGGGGACAGGAGAATTGGTTACCTTCCAAGACCCAAATTCATCAAATTGTTCTGTCAATATAACAGGAGCGACTGAAAACCAATTCAATAATAACGCAATTACAGGGGTTACTGCTTTTGGTAACGTATCTGCACCAATATCAAGAACTGTTGATTATGCCAACCCTTCCTCTAATGGTTCTGTCGGAATTACCGCAAATGTCTACTTATTGAATACTGGAGATACAGACAATTATTTACAATACCCAACAGATATAGAGTACTTCCAAGTCATAACAGGTATGACATATAGTTCATTCTATAACTTAGCTAACATAACCAATGTAGGTTATTATCCATTAACATATTTACTTCATGAAATTCAATTCGTGTATGAGAACCAATGTTTTCCATATACAAATACTGACCCACTTTTTCAAAATTTAGGACCGGCAATTGACAATGTTGAAGCCTCAAACAGAAATTCACTTGAAGTAATTATATTAACTAGAGGTGTTGACCCTTTCACTCCTAAACAAGAAATTGAATATGACTTATCATATATTTTTGGTGAGACATCTTATGGTACAGGTCCAATAGTGACAGGAGAATATTACTTCAACTATCCGATTCAACCTCTCTCAACTAATAATGTTAAACCATTATCTCATGATACTTTGGATAATACTACAACAAATTTATATTTTCCATCATTAACTTTTGATTTGACACCTGGACAATTTACGGCATTTACTTCGACATTACCTTATTATTATTTATCTACTGATGATAATTCAGGGTCATATACACCATCAACATCACCAGTGTTTATTCCTGTATCATCCCAATCATCCGCACCGTATAACCTTCTAACAAACTCCCCTTTCAATCAAGTAATACCTAAATACGTACAAGATTATTTTGTTGGAGGAACATTCATTGGTGCGGGTTCACCAACAAGTTCAGGGGTTGGATGTACAGGTACTCCACAAGACGGTCCTTCAAATCAACCAACATATTATTGTTATTTAGATAGTGTTAGTACAAACGACGAGTATGGGGATCCACCAAGTGGTTACAATGCGTTATATTCAAGAGCGTATTATAGATATCTTGCAAGTACCGTAAACTTTTCTGACGAAACAAAACTTGTTATGAGAAGTGATAGATTACCAACATCAACAAGAACGGAAGATGGTGTAGGTTCTGAAACGGGTTATGGATTACATCAAAACAATAATTTCTATTACTTCAAACCAGGAAGTGCCGGAAGTACACCAACATTATCATCGCCTGGTACACCACCGACAGGTAATTATGCTGACTCATCAGGATTAATTACAGGTCTTACATCCACTCTTACTTGTGAAGGATTAACATCATTAAAATGTTATACTGGATCAGGGACTAACTTTGGTGTCAGTACTAATTGTGACGTACCTGATGATAGAGTAGTAAAAGGTTGTTATTGTCTATTGAATAAAAAATATATTACAGAATATAAAGAAGATGTTTTATTATTTTTAGAATGGAAAGTTAGATATCTTTTGATGTTGGCCGCTTGTCGAGGAGTGTTTGCTAGAGTATTCCAAAACAATTGGATTAACGGTTTCTTATATATGCCGTCGTTTAATAAAACCGCAACATACGCATCAAACTCAGTAACAGACCCCACTTATAATTATTGTAGAGATACAATTGTGTTTGATGACACACAAAATAGTTTTTATTATAGATCGTCACCTTATGATAGATTTATTAATCAATTTATTGGTAAACCATCACCTACACCTCCTAACAATTTAGCATCATTGGTTGTTAGTAATCCTGGATATAATGACAAACAATTACAATCACCAACAACAATAGTTGATTTAGGACCACGAGATGGTTTTATAAATCAAGTTTGTGGTAATGAAAACCTTGAGGGTTATTTTGTTAATCAAATGAAGTCAACATCATATAATGATGACTCAGATATACTTCAAATGGGAATTATTTCAAGGTTAATTAACCAAACTATAGTACAACAAATGTTACCTATCGCCACAAACAGTAATGAAGGTGAAGGAATTGGAGTTATACAGTTCTTTAATAGTAATAGAGGTGGTGATAGAATTGACGGTGATTTCGCACAAGCCTTTTCTGCAAACAGTGAGTTTAAAGTTAAACCATATTTAAATGAGAATTACCCAAATAACTATCTTTTTGTTGGTGAAGATACACAGTCACCTGCTAGACCTGTTTTCGGTGTTTTTTACCAATCAGATTCAGAACAAACAGTCACTAGAAAAAGATATTCACCTGGAGTTCAAACATATAATTTAACTCCTTTTGTTGGTTATAATTTTGGTTATCCATCAACTCAAGAAGTGCCTTTTTATAAATGGCAAATAACAACACCAACTCAAAATATTTTCGGAACAGAAAATAACAATTGGTATACACAGATTTTAACAACAAACAACGGTTTTTATAAATCAAGATATCAAGATTTAGACCCACAAACATCAGATTATTTCAAAACAACTACAACACAAGATTGGCATATAACTAATTTTACTCCATCTCCTGACCCATCAATTACAAACGTAGTTTATGGAGCACCTAATTCACCAGGTCAAGACCCAATACTTATGGGAGCACCATTCCACTTTTATTTTGGGTTGAATAATGGTTTTACCGCACTTGACAGGTTTATAAAACTTTATGTAAACAACTCACAAACAAATGGGTAACAATGAAAACATAAAAATTATTTTAGGTTCTAAAAAGAACAAGGTATCAAGTAACGTTGACGAGGCAATCAGAGTACCACTAAATCAAACCTTCAAGCAACAAGTTGAGTTTGATAGAACAGAGCAAATCAATTTAGCTGAATTGTTTCAAAAAGAAAGAAATGAATCAACAATTTTTAGACCAACAAGTAAAATAGTTTTTCTTTTTGAAAACGCATACAAAGGAGATGTAACTTATAATCCATATAAAAACAACTTATTTTATACTGACTCTATTGCAAATGCTGTTTCATCGGCATCAAACCCCTCTTCGCCATGGGAAGGATGTCCACAGTTTAGTGAGTTTGATTTTATACGAACTGATAATAATGTTAATGGATACACTACTGGTGTTAACTCACAAGTAAATTTTGTAAACAAAAGTGCAACAACATATAATTGGCAATATTACATAACATATCCTTATGAAAATACTGATAGAGAATTGTATGCCGATGATGGACAGACTACTAATAATTGGACATGGATGGCATCAGAAGGAATTCCTTTTATAATAGAAACAAATTCGTTATATGGGGATAATGTTATTTCTTTTAGATGCCCAATGAAACACGGGTTAAATATAGGAGAATCAGTTAAACTTAGTTTTGATTATAATGGAACTGATTTGTTCCAAGTTTCATCGTTAGGGAATGAAAATTTTGGTACAAATGAATATATATTCAACATACAAAATATTGGATATCTACCACCAACATTTGATGTTGGAACAATAGGAACATTTAAAAGGGTTGTAAATCAAACGAATCCTTTGGATACAGAATCTAGATATTACGTAAGAAAACACAAAATATTAACTTTATTAGATGACACAGTATTAGTTAATGCTGGTTTTGAAAAAAACATATTTAGGAAAGTAACTCAATATGAAAAGGCAGTTTTAACACCAAACGGTGTAAATAGAATTTCAGTCAAAGAAGGTAATGATTCTTATAATCTTGTTTTTAATAGGGACATTGATATTGCCGGATTAAGAGACAATTGGTATAGACCAGTTTCAGAATTGTTTGTTTCAATAATATGGAGAGGGTATTTTGGTTGGACATTAGGTCCAAACTCACAACTTAAAGAAGGGTACGAATTTAATTTACCATTAGAGGGTACCACACCAAGTACATGGTGGGCAACAACAAACTCAAACTCAGATACTAATTTACCGATTTCAACATATAACACAAATACTAATGATTTTTATTATGTTGACACTTTAAATATTGGTGATGTTTTAAATGGTGATTTTTGTGAATACAATGGTTATGAACAAATAGAAAGGGTTATTTCTGATTCGTATCATAAATTCACATTTAATCCTAACTACTTTTCTTCACCTGATTTATTATCCTATCAAAATCAATTGGGATATTATTATAAACCCCATCACCCAATTACCATAAAAGTCTTTTCTACATCAATAAATGAGGAAGGTTACCAAAATTTGAACATAGTTCCCGACTACTCATATTATTCTATAATAAGTCAGACTTTTAGATGGAGAGATATTTACCCTTATGGATACATAGATAGTGAAGGTTATGGTGTTGATTACCCGTTTTTAAATGGCGCCCATTACCCATATAATCAAATAATTTTCAGATTGTTTAGTGACGGTAATAATATTAGTTTAGGAAATAATATGAATAACTTTAATACAATACAAGACCCTTCGATAGATGATTGTGAATAACTATAGAATATTGAACAAACCAAATGACAATTACGTCAATATACCTATTGAAATAAAATGGGATATTGATGGTAATGATGATGCTATCGACCAATTTGTTGAAGAAACAATCGAAGATGTCATTGGTACAATTAATAGTTTTGAGATATCAAGATTTTCACACAAAAAACATGATGATAGTGATAGAACAGATGTTAGGTACAACTTTAATTTTTTTGAACAAGCTTTGAATATTTACACTCCTTCTTATTTGACAGAAGGGTTTACTGTAAATGAATTATATTATTTTTCACAACCATTCACAAAAAGTTTTTTTAAGTTGGATTTGTATGATACTAAAGACGATGCAACACAAAAAAATTACTTAACAGTAATAATTCCAGTACAACAAGGGGCGACTCAATCAGGTCAAGTTTTAACACCAACATTACCAACAGTGTCAATTAAAAGACCACAATTCACGTTGGACTTTTTAGGTGATAAAGAAGGGTACTTTTTATATTGGTTAAGAAGTACTGAATATATCAATATTGATACCTTGTATATGAAGGCAAAATTCTTCAACGGGAAAACAGGTTCGTATGTGGTAATGACAAACACACCACAGAATTTAATACTCCCAACTCCTTATAATTTCGACCCTACTGTGTATTTTTACTATGAAGTAAACTTTGATTATAACGATTTCACATATACAATTTTAGATAACAACGGAAATAGAATTGGAACAAACAACCCAATAAACTGGTATGAATATATTAACCCATAATGGAAGAACAAAGATATTATATACAAATTGGTTTAGAGGACATTAAGAATAAAATATTTCCTGTAAATTGGACAGGTGACTGTGAGGAGATAATAATTGAAGACCCTTGTTGTCCTGGTTCTGGTGTTACATACATAAATTGTGAAACAGGAACAACATATGTGTATTCCTCAATGACACAACTCTTGTCAGGAGGAACTAATGGTACATCAACGTTAACGGGTTTAACAATACCAATAATGTTAACGCAAACAACCTATGATATGGGTTGGTATTCTGTTTTTGATGGTCTAGTTTATCAGAAAGAAACTCTTAACAATTTTATATACTCATCTGATACAATTAATCCATATACGTTCTATGTATTTAACACATCAAATAACGTAATACAATCAACATATGAAGTTAATTGGGGTGACGGATCACCATCAGTTCCGATTAATACTTTTTCACCATCATCGGTAAGTCACACATATCCAGCGACAAATGGTACCTATACTGTTACAATAACAGGAACTACGCCTTGGGGAATAACAACGGTTTCAAAAACAATAACCGTACCATATGTTAACGTTGTTCCATTAAATCCAAACGGAACTGTTACATTTTTCCCACAAGGAGGAAATTGGAATAATATACCAATAAGTTATGATTTTTTATTTACAGGAGACTCGAATACGAATATTATAGATTATATATCCTCAAGTTACGTGAACATACCATTCATTGTTTCAGGATATACAACCTCGGCTTTAGCTGACTTAGAACAATATGGGGCGATACCGTATCCTATAGGTGTTCAAGTTACAGGAGAAACAGGGGTTGTTGGGACATATTATGGGGCGGTACCAAATAATTCATATTCGGCATATACAATCAATGGTGTCGACTATTGGGATTTAAGTGGAGGAACTACTTTGTATTTTGTTCAATCGTCAGGATTGACAATAGATGATATAGTTTTTTCTGCAATAACAAAAGAAGAAGCGTTGATAGGTGTTGCGTATGAACCAGAGATAAGGTCTGATATTTTTATCGAAAGAGGAAGAGTTTCAGCACTTGAATCAATTATGAGATTAGGTGAAGTGGATAACATTGGAGATTTAGTTAAGTATGGTTACGGATTTTTTAATGTAGAAACTTAAAATTAAATATTTATAAAAAACAAAAAGAAAAAAAATGGCAACAGGAACATATGGAACGATAAGACCCGCTGATGTTAGCCCAACTGACGTAGATATTATATTAAATTACACTCAATCTAGAGATGTGACAAATGATTTTCAGTTAACGAAATTAAACTCTTCTGCGGTTTTAACTCCTTATTTTCATAATACAAACACTGGTGGTAACGCTGACATTGAGATATTGGGTGGTTTGTATAACTTAAGATTACCGGCAAATGTCTTTAATCAGTTAGGAATATACACATTATATATAAGACCTGCTGAAATCAGAACTACAATTACGGATTGTGGTATTTTGGCCTCACTACCAAATATAAAGGGTATTGTTGTTGATTTGAATAATGTTCCCGTTGCATTCAGAGACAAGTTTGTAAATCAAGGTTTAATCGGATATAGAGTTGAGTACCTTCAACCAAATGGGGCAAAAATACCAAACTTTTTTAGAATTATAACATCATCTTTTTATTGTGAACCCGTTGTACAAAACTCAACGAACACAACAACAAGTATTGTTAGATATCAATATGTTAATGGTGTAACTAATTTAATGTTTTGTACTCTTTCACCATCATCATCACCATCTAACAAACCAAACGCAACACCATTTATTGGCCAACCAGATCAAGATATTATCATTTCAAATACATTCTTTAATCCTGTAACAATGGAAATTGAAATAGTAGAACATGATATATCAACATTGGCAATAGCATTGTTTGGTAACCAAACCAAGTCACTTAATGACGGTATCTATACGCTTTACGATACTCAAAACAATATTTACAAACAATATAACCTATTTGAAATCAGAGACCAATACAACGAACTTCTATTCGAAGTTAGAGAAGATAGAGGTGATAATATTGATTTCAGTAAAAACTTTTCAAATATAACTCAATAATGGCGGTAATAAAATATAAATGGCCACCACAAACAGATACTGGAGCAAGTGCATTTGCCGATGAATTAGTTGGTGTACAATTAGTTGCGGGTGGTGGACTCACAAACGCCAATTTTGAATTTACAACAGGATTATCAGAAAAACAAAACAGAGGGTTTAATATTGGGGCGTTTTCAAGTCCCATTAGTCTTTCCGATTTGGATTTATCTTCAATTGAAGAGTCTAAAAATCTAGTTGCACAAAGTTTACAGGTTTATCCTAATTTTGATTTATCTGAGGTTACCAATTTTACTTTATACGGGTCTTTATCAAAAAGAATTTCAACCTCAGTATCAAAAATAATAAATTATTTTCCGGCCGCTATTGAGTGTATATCCACAAATTTAAATTTTAGAACAGGACTTACTGCTGTAAATATAGTCTATAACCAAGTTCTCAATGAAACATATTTGGAGTTACCATTAAATTGGATACGAAACCCTTTTGATATTGATTATACATCAAATGCAACAAGAAACCTTCAATTAAGTGAAGTGGAGGTTTCACCATTAAGAAATTTGACAACACAGTACTTAAATTATTCAATATTTGTTGACAATACTGAGTATAATTTAACATTTCTGACACCAACAACTGATGTTGACCAATATTTAAAATTTTATGTTAAAGGAAATCCTTTTGATGGTTTATCTGCAACAACAAAAAGTATTGTTTTAAGACCAAACAGTTTTTACACAGAAAAATCATTTACAGAGTTTTTTGATGAGGTAGAACAATTTTTATTAAATAGACTAATTAAACCAATATATAGTGCAACATTCCAAGTACCACAAGAAAATGATGATGGCACATACTCAATCGTACAAGAAGTAATAAATTGGCCATTAGATGGAAACTGGAACTTGGATATTAGAACAAATGATTTTGATAAGTATTTAACATCATTGAATGAAATCTGCGAAAATTTAGATTCATATAAGACAGATTTAATATCACGTTTTTTCACAACAGGAGCATTAAAAGAATTTGATACTTCTGATAGAAAGTACGAAAAAATACTTCAAATATATGGTAGAAGTTTCGATGAAGTGAGAAAATTTGTTATGTCATTAGCAAACATGACATCAGTAAATTACAATACGGGAAATGATATACCATCACAACTTCTAAAAAACTTAGCTGAAACATTAGGTTGGAAAACAAATATATCACCAATAAGTAATGAAACACTTATACAATCAGTTTTTGGAACAAATGAACCAAGTAATTTTCCGGGTTACTCAAGAGCTTTGACACCAAACGAAATTAACTACCAATATTATAAAAATTTAATTTTAAACGCTGCTTACCTTTTCAAATCCAAAGGTACGAGAAGGTCAATAGAAATTTTGTTAAGGTTAGTAGGTGCCCCTGAAGCTTTGATAGACTTTAATGAATATGTTTACTTAGCGGATGAAAGAATTAACCTTTCTCAATTTGAAAATCAATATTTAAATATATCAGGAGGATTATATGTGACACAAATACCTGTTTTAGACCCAACAAATGTTTTTACAATTATGGGAGTACAATATACGGGTTTTACAATACAAACAGTTATTAGTGCAACAACTTTGAGTAGAAGTGATTATCCTATGGATAGTCAAGGATACCCATCTTCAGTTCCAGACTCTGAAAGTTACTTCTTTCAAATAGGGGGAGGATGGTTCGAGTCAACACCAGACCACCATATGCCAGAAAATGTTAATGAAACAAATCAAGTCTTTGTTGGTTCTAATCCAAGTTATCAGACAAGTTTATTACCGTTTAATTATGGTCAAATATATCTTGACAGATATAGAAGGTTTCCATTTATGAATTTGGGGTATGATTTAGTTAAAGTAATTGATAACAAAAAAAGTTGGACAATTGATGAAGACGGGTTAAGAAATACTTCTGATGGTGGATTTACCGCTTATTATAGAGTTTATGATGAAAGATTTGTTATAAATGTTAAAAATGTTGATGTTTTCTTAAATCCGGCACAAGGGTTGGCATATGACGTTTGGTCTATGTCAAGAAGATACAATTACCCAATACCAAACGAAGGGTTGGACTATATAGAACCAACATATTGTAATCCATATCCAAATGGACCATATCCAAATAGAGGTGGTATAGATTGGACAGAAATTAACCCTAAGCCAAAACAAAAAACATTTTTTGAGTTCGCTCAAACGTTTTGGAAAAACATGATTAATGTCAGAAATAGACAATTTATAACAGATGGTAAAACAGGGGGATACCCAACCTTACAATCTATTTATTGGAGGTATTTAGAATCTAACCAAGCAATCAATATTCCGAATGATAATTTCACATATAAAACCATGATTGAGTATGTGAATGGATTAGGTGATTATTGGATTAAATTAGTTGGTCAATTAATTCCCGCAACAACTTTATTAACATCAGGTGTAAGATTAGAAAACTCTATTTTTCACCGACAAAAATTTGTTTGGAGAAGACAAATGGGTTGTAAAATTGTTCCAGTACCTTGTAAACCATGTTCTTTGGTTGGTCAATTATTTGCGGTTGATTGTCCAATACAAGAGGTTGTTTGTCCTATATATCCTTGGGGTTCTAACCCTAATGTCACATCATTTGCCGTGATACTTAATAATTTATTGTTGGCAAATAATTTACTTCCACCTAATTGTCAAACGGACACCTTACAAAGTACATGGTATGTTGATTTGATTTTAAATGGTGTAAACTTAGTTCATAAAGAATTTTTTACAGGTTACGGAAATACAAATCCTATAGCAAGTTACCCAAGTGCAAACACTTGGTTAGTGTCTCTGAAGGACGCTTTAGATGATTTACAATCAGATGGGTTAAGTTATGTTATAAATAATACAAATCAAACTGTGACTATATATAATGGTAACTGTTTACCATTAAGCGTGACACAGGACTTCAAAATTAACGTTGGAATAAACTTCAATATGTTGTGTAATTAATGAGTTGTGGTGTAATAATATTGAATAATATTCAAATAACAGGCGATTGTCAAAACACAGGTTCAGGGGCGTTTTCCTTTACAATAGCGGGGGGTGTCTCTCCTTACTCAGTTTCAGAATTTACGTCAACAGGTTTAATACCACCCGCAGGACCAGTTACCTCATATACCGCAACTAGTTTGACGGCTGGAACATATACTGTAGAAATATTAGACAGTTGTAGTGAACCAGGACACACAAGAGGTTATTTTAATTTTACAATATCATCAGGAAGTTGTGTTTCGATAGAAGCGTCAGGAACAACTTGTGGATTGAACAATGGATCGATTACCGCAAATACATCTGTCGTATATGGTACATCAACTTTAGATTTGTACGATATCGATGGTAATTTAATTGGAACTGGAAGTAACATTAATAACACTTTTAATAATTTATCACCAGGTTTATATTATGTGATTGGAAATGATGGTGGGGGTTGTACAGGAAAAAGTGAAGTTTGTTTAATAAAGGAATCAGACCCATTGGATTTTGGGTTATTTGGTGTTAATGATTCTAGCTGCGTATCAATAGATGGAAATGGTAAAATTTTTGTTACAGGATTAACAGGAACACCACCATACACATATAACTGGACACCAAATGTGGGTGTTCAAACAGGACCTGAAGTTATTGGTTTAAATCCGGGAACTTATGGTGTAACAATAATAGATGCAAATGGTTGTACATTAACTAAAACTATTACATTATCTGAAGTCCCAATACTTGGAGTTGCTTCTATTTTAACAACTGAACAACCAAGTTGTTTTACAAATGATGGGGAGGTTACTGTTGTATTATCAGGAGGAACCGCACCATATTATTTTTCAGGTTCAAACGGAGATATCCAAGTTGAATTCGGAAATACTCATACCTTTACAGGATTACCTGCGGGAGTTTTTTCAGTATTTGTAACAGACTCAGGATTATGTACAACAACAGCCTCCGTTAGTTTATTAACACCAAACGGTTTTATTGTCACAACTTTACAGGTAACAAATTCAAACTGTAATTTGAACGACGGTTCAGTTCACATTGAGTTAAATAATGGATTAGCACCAGGAAACTTTCAATACACATTGACCGACCCATTCGGAAATACAACAATTACGACCGCATTATCAATTTGTGATTTCAGTGGGTTGACAAGTGGTTTATATACATTATCAATACAAGATATACCAAATAATTCAGGTTGTATTTTTACAACAAGTTTTAGTGTTTTAAATGAGAATAAATACACAATTGCAACAAGTTTCTCAAATACATTTTGTGGATTTAATAATGGAACGGTTATAATTACGGCTTCATCAGGAGGTACATTACCATTAACGTATACTTTGTCAGGTGGAACACCAATAACAACCACAACACAATTAACAAATACATTCACAAATCTTACACCAGGTTTTTATTTGGCTTCAGTTTCTGATTCTGCAACACCACCTTGTGTACAACAAGAGTTAATTTATATATCACCATCACAACCAGTTGATTTTTTCCTTTCGACTATACAACCCGTAAGTGGAAACGATGGTGAAATATTTTTAAATATAACAGATGGTATTCCTCCGTTTACAATTAATTGGAGTTCTAATGTTGGTTCACAAACAGGATTACATTTAGTTAATTTATCAAATGGTACATATTCTGTAACCGTTATAGATAGTAGTGGATGTACTAAAACGGCTGAGGTTGTTTTAAGTGGAACAGAAATAACCACAATATACGAGTCCTATACTATTTGTAGTGATGATTTTGTTAACACGGGTAAATATGGGAAAAGAGGGATACTTCAAATGATGAATGAAGGATTCTTCGATTTGACAGTTGGTAATACAGGTTGTCAAATAATTAATGCCACATTTACAACACAAGTAAACATTGATGGTAATATAAAAGAAAATTTATTTTATACCTATACTGGGGGAACATTTGCCACTTTTGCAGAGTACCTTTGGATCCAAAGCTTACAAAATACACTTAATGAATATCCCGAAATAGGAGATGTGTTTATTGATGTTGCAACAAACAAAATCACAATAACAAATAATTGTGATGAAAAAAATAAAAATTGTATATCGGTTAATTTTAATGAATTGGCAGATATTAATGTTAAAATCAATCTTCTAATTGAATATGAGATAATTTGTGAGACTTGTGGTAAACAGCGTGATTGTAATAATTTTATTGCGGATATAACATTAAATGATTCTTGTGAGGATTTCGAGGCTGATATTGAATTTGCAACCCCAACCCCAACAATAACATTAACACCAACACCCACACCTACAATAAGTGTTACACCAACATTAACGCCAACCCCAACATTAACACCAAGCCCGACACCTACAAATTGTTTTTGTTATTTCTTAGATGGTAATTATTTTGTGGCAACAATATTCGACTATGATGATTGTAAAATCGGACCAACATCAATACTATTAAGAGAACAAGTAGCTTATGTGTGTTCAACATCAGTACCTACAGTTGTTTCTGGTCCTGGTTCTGCTACTTTGTCAATCATTTACTCTTGTGACACAGGAGAATGTGGACCAACACCTTCACCAACACCAACACCTACACCTACACCATCATTACCAACACCTCCTGACCTTTTATCTTGTGATGTTATTGTTTGTGATTTTACAAATGTTTATGGGTATTTTACCCCCACAAATAGTGAAACAAATTTAGTTCCTTTTATTACAGGTTGGGTGTCTGCGTTTTTTTCAGATAACGCACATACAGCAAATAAACTTTGGTTGTTAGACAGTAGCTTAGGAAATGTTAATATTTTTGAATATGATATAACACTTTCACCATTTTCAGGTAATTACAATAGAACTATTAGTTTTGGATCAACACAATTTGGACCAGGATTGGCAGCAATTGATGACACAACATTGATATGTGTGACAGGTGTGACACAAATTATAGAAATGGACATAAGTGGTGTTTCACCTGTAATTACAAATAAGTTTAACATACCTTTTACACGACAAGTGTCTGGTGACTTTATATATACTACAAGTAATAAACTTATAGTAACAACAAAGGATGATGGTAATGAATATATAAGTCAGTATGATTATACAACTGGTGTACAAGAAATAGACATACAACTTAGCCCAACAATTACAGATGCTTTTGGTTTGTACACAGAGTCATCAAAAATACACATAGTCACATCATATGGTCAGGTTTGGACAATTGACGAAACGTTCCCTTATGGATTAAACTTCCTACAAACCTCCACACTATTATTCAACGGGGCATCACAATTACCATCATGTAATATAATAAACTTTACATAAAAAATAATATTTATAAAATATGGCATCACCAACAGAAGTTACAATAAATTCTATATCAGCGGCAACATATCCTGTTGATGTTTTTGTTTGTTCAGGATGTCCTGATACTAATTGTGTATTAGTCGACACAATCACATCTGTTCCAGTAACTATAACAATCCCACCACCATATGCTTTAGACCCAACATTTTCGGTTTCTATAGTCGATTCTGAAAATTGTATATATTGTCAAACATTTGGAACAACAACTACAACAACTACAACAATAAATCAAATTTGTGATATATGTGAAATTGGATTTGACTTTTATGACACTAACCCAATATCTGAAATATCGGTTGGTGTAGTTACGGGTAGTTGTGACACAACAATTACCGACTATGTTATTGATTGGTATGGTCCTGGAATTGGAAGTACAAACGTTGCTTTCACTTCAGGATTAGGTAGTTTATATAGTGGTGACTACACATATATACACCCTTTAACGGGTACAAGTGCCGTTCCTGTTGCTGCGGGTATTTATACTCCTATCATAAGAATTATTACAGTAGACGGTGTTGAATACACAGATGCGAATTGTTTTTCATCAACATTTGTTGATGTTGACGCACTTACTTGTACAAATGGTTCACCAACAAATTATCCACAATATTCGCATAAAATTTCTTATAGTGCGACGACTAATGTCATACCACAACCAGTTTATAGTACATTCGCATTAGATCCGACTAAACCATATTTTGCGTTCCGAGTTTTGGGGTATTCGGTATTTGATACATTTACAATAACATTTTTTGGTAGCGATTATCAAGATCCAATAGTGATTGAAAATTTGTCCGTAGGGTTAGACTTAACAGAAACAAATTTTAACTTTTCTCTTAACCCTAAAACTGCAAAACCGTTTCTTACACCAGAAACTTACTTGTCAAAAGTTTTAACTTTGACAGGTTTTACAATAAATAACGGTGATTATTTAGAAATAAAAATAACACCAAATCAAACTAATCTGAATACAAATTATCAATTTTATTGTGAATGTTTAGAATCGTTTGATTGTTCATTATGTTATGATACAAATAACACACCACCATTTAAAATAATACAATCGTCAATAACACAAACAACACCAACTGCGTGTGATAGAATAAACATGACATTTCAAGTCAGCTCTTGTACTGATAGTGACTTTTATCAATATATGTTAACTAATACAAGATGGGTTGATACTGTGTACGAAGACTTATTTTATAACGAAAATATTTTTACATTAAATAATTTGAGTTCTGTATCTCAATTATTTTGTAGTATTTCTGCGGTACAATATCCAGTATCTTGTAAAATACCAAATACTAATACAATAACATATGACAAAATAGTTTCTGGTGGAATAGGGTTGATAAATATGACTTTCAGTGATTTTAATGATATGTCTGATTATTATAATGATTGGCAAACCAAATATTCATTATACTCAGGAAGTCCTTTTGATTGTACTAGCCTCGGTTATTTGAGGTACTTTCAACTTCAAATTCCATTAGCACAGGGTGCTGAAAATTGTGGAGATAATACAGGATACCAAACTTTTATCATACACCCCTCCTCAACGGTAACCAGCGGTGGAACTGGACCTTGGACATTATCATTTACTATGCCAACTATACCAGATTGTACGAGTTTTTCACAATGTGATTTTAATTGTGAAAATGTGGTAAACAATGTGATTACAAATATTAATATACAGTCTACTGCTACAACAAATAATATTAGTGTTGTTAGCAATACTGGGTCTATGTTAGAACAACCAATAGTTCTATGGGCAGTTACTCAAACCGGTACCTCTGCATATTCTGCGGCAACATTTGGAACTCAGATGAGCATTCCTCAATACATAAATGAAACAATACCATATTCTGGATTACCTCTAACGATAATCCCAAGTTTAAGTGCAAAAACTTGTAATTTTAGTGATTGGACATTTCGTAGTTATTCACCAACTAATAATTTGAGTTACTATCTCAACATTGGTTTACAAGTAAAAGTAACAAGACCGAATCCATTAAATGTTGAAGACTTCGAACTATGGTCATATGTTCCTGTTAATGGTACGTGGCCAGGATATCCAGTGGTAGATCCATTTGTAAAAATATACGAACAAATAGGTGGTGTACCTAACGTAATTGACCCAAGTTTTTTCATATAAAATGTCACAAATACAAATTGTAAATAGCACAACATTGGCATTACCATATCAGGTATTTGCTTGTGATGTGTATGGAAATCAATGCGCCATTTTAGCAACTATCGGAAGTTATCAACCGCCAATATTAACTTTAACCCTACCACCACAATTTAATTATGCACCATCAATAGGAGTTAAAATAATAGATTTTAACGAATGTGAATACTTTAAGATATTGTCGTGTTTAGTATACCCTGAGAACAAACAGTTTCAAAATGGGGAAAACTTCTTTTTTATGGATGACATATCATACGATTTTCAAAGTTAAGATAATTATTAATTAAAAGGATATAATGGGTTATCTTACCGATAGAACTTTCATTTCATACATTAAACCAACTGACTTAATTCATGTGGTCGATCCGACTGATGTTTCTCAAGGAAATCCTGACGGTTCGTCATATAAAGGGTCGATACAACAAGTTTTTGATGCTTTTTTTGATGTTTTTGTGACTGGTGGAACATATTCTAACGGAACAGTAACATTTAGAAATAATACGGGAGGAACATTTAATGTAACAGGATTCTATACTGGTGGAAGCGATTTTTATACCGTAACAGGTATAACAACATCACAAACATTAATTTGGGACAAATCATATTGGGGTATTAGTGGAAGTTCGAATGTAGATTTGACTTTACCATCTACTGTTGGTAAAGATGGTTATTTTATAACAATAAAAGATGAATCTGGAACTTGTGGTACATACAGAATAAGATTAACACCAACATCAGGTTTAATTGATGGTAATTCATACGTTGATATGAATATAAACTATATGTCTCTTACTGTTATGGTGAGAAACGGAAATTGGTATA